AGACATATCAACAAGTTACCAGTGGAACTGGTGCTCCCGTAGCTGATACCATTGATGGATGGTTTCAAATTGTAGGTACAGGATCTGATAATACAGGCGCAGCTATTCAAGGCAATGAAATCTGGGCAGCACAAGCTAGCAAAAAAATCTTTTTTGAAACACGTCTCGTAAGTAGCGATGCGGATCAAATGGATGTATTTGTTGGTTTATGCGAGAATGGCACTGCAAGCACAACCGTTCCTTTTGCAACTAATAACCAGATCGGATTTCTTATTGCGGATGATGCAGCGGATATTTATGCTGTATGTGACAGTGGAGGCACTGAAACTAAAACAGATACAGGAGTAGATATGGCTGATGGCTCTGTTTCTGGTAGCACTATTACAAATGCTAGACGTTTAGGCTTTGTTGTAAGTGGTACTGGTATGGTGGAATTTTATGTTGATCGTGTAAAGAAAGTTACAACTACAACTAATATTCCTACTTCAGAATTAACTACCTGGTTTGCAGCTGTTGCTGGTGAAGCGGCGGCTAATAGTGCTTCTGTTGATTACCTTTTAACCGTTTCTATGCGTACTACTGATGGTATGACTCAGTATAATGACCAACCATAGGGAGTAAGTTATGGCTGAAGAAGATAAAAAAGAAGAAGAAGATAAAAAACCAAAGAAACCAAAGAGTCCTAAAGTTTCTCTTCCTCCTAAAGGAAGTGCAGCGTACAAATCTTTGGTTATATCAGGAAAAATAAAGGAGTAGATTATGGCTGATACTGATACCAATACTGTCATTATGGATGGCCCTCAGAAGTATGTAGCTTCTTTTGTTCACACATATGTCGATACCGGTGAAGGTACACCTGTTATAAAAATAGATGTTTCTGGATTATCTAAAAACCCTGTAAATGGAAACGATTGCATAGGAGTGCGCATTAATAAGATTTGGTACTCTACTATAGGGTTAAACGTTATAATTAATTGGTATGCAACCACGCAAGTTAAGGCGATACAGCTCCCAGAAAATTATAGTGATGTTTTAGATTTCTCTAGTTTTAGTGGATTACCTAATACAACTACTTTTGGTAGTGGAGGAGCAAACGGAGACGTGTATTTTGGAACAAAAAACGAAGCGGCTAATGATGGTTATACTATTGTACTAGAATGTATAAAAGTATACGCTAAAGATAACACATAGGAGGTTATCATGGGACGATTTAATACTGTCGTTAATGTTTCGGCGAGAAATGCTAATAAAAGTCAACTCAATCCTGATGGTAAATCTTACGTTTACATGCACGGGGGAGTTCACTCCCCCGATGCTCGCTCTAAAAAACGTTATAATGTAGGTGGAGGCAACTGGATACAAAAGGCTAATTTAAAAAAAGGAGCCTTCACCAAACAAGCTAAAAATGCTGATATGAGCGTTCAAGGTTTTGCTAATAAAGTGACAAAAAATCCTGGGGACTATAGTCCTACAACGGTGAAACGTGCACGATTAGCAAAAACATTTAAAAAAATGAGTAAAGGATAATGGAATGGCTACTTCTGGTTCTAGTGATTTTAATCTAAATATGGCTGAAATAACAGAAGAAGCCTTCGAGAGATGTGGCTTAGAACTTCGCACAGGGTATGATGCCCGTACTTCTAGACGTTCCTTAAACCTTCTGTTTGCTGAATGGGCGAATAGAGGGTTAAATTTATGGACAGTAGAAAAATTAACCCAAACCGTAGCACAATTATCTACTACTTCTTCAATTGCTTCTTATCCTGTTGGCACTATTACTTTAAATGTTGGAGCGTCAGCGGCTTTTACTATTGGAGAAACGCTTACCGGAAATTCAACAGGTGCAACAGCAAATCTTATTACAAAGCCAAGTGCTACTAGTATGACGATTACTGTTCCTGTAGGGACTTTTACAACTGATGATACGGCATTAGCGGGAGGAACAAGTGGTGCCACAACAACAGTTACATCAACTCCTAGTTTAGAAGATGCCCAGGCGACAGTGGATATATTAGAAGCTTCGGTTCGCAGGAGTGGATCTGATACTATTATTTCTCGCGTAAGTCGAGGAGATCATTTAGCAATTTCTGATAAAACAAGTCAAGGAAGAGCAACAGAGTTTTATATAGATCGTTTAATTACTCCGACTCTTAATATTTGGCCTACGCCTGAAAACTCTACGGATCAGTTAATTTATTATCGTGTAAAACGTATCCAAGATGCCGACGCTAGTACTAACACTGCTGATATACCTTTTCGATTTTTGCCTTGCTTAGTTGCGGGCTTGTCGTACTATATAGCCTTAAAAAAAGCTCCTGCTCGTGTGCCAGGACTAAAAGCTATATACGAAGAAGAATTTGATCATGCCGCAGCAGAAGATGGCGAACGAGCTCCTTTGCGTTTAGTTCCCTCTTATTCCGTCTTGAGAGTGTTATAAGATGGCTAGATTTGCTTCTGCTAAATGGGCATTAGGTATTTCTGATAGGTCTGGTAGGGCTTATCGTTTAAAAGATATGATTCTAGAATGGAATGGTTCGTTAGTAGGACGCGATGAGTATGAACCAAAACAACCCCAATTGTATCCTAAACGTGTAAAATCTGATCCTCAAGCTTTAAGGATTAGTAGAACAGATAGAATAGAGCCTCCTGTTGCGGTTTTATTAGGATACAATTCTTTTACGTCTGGAGATGCTGGTTCGGCTACTATTACTGTTCATCAACCAGGACATGGTAGAAGCACTGGAGATACGGTACGTTTTCGTGATGTTCTTCCTTTTGATGGGTTTACCGAAAGCATGTTAGAAACATCTAGTGGTTTTACAATTACTGTAGTAGCAGCTACTATAAATGAAATTCAATCTAATTTTTATACCTTTACAGCTACCGGAGGAGAAACAGCGACACAAGGTAATGTAGAAGGGGGTGGTGGGGATGCTTCGGCAGGTCCTGTTACATTGGAGGGATAATGGCATTTACATTTACAACATTAAAAACAGCAATCCAGGATTATACTCAAAATTCTGAAACCACGTTTGTTAATAATCTAAGCCGTTTTATTGTAAACGCAGAAGAACGTATTTTAAAAGAGTGTCAGTTGACGGATTTTAAAAAGTATGTGGAGGGATCCATGAGTGCGGGCACTAAATTTTTACAAAAGCCCACTGATTTTTTAGCTCCTTTTTCTTTAAGTGTTATCAATAGTTCTAATAATGAGTTTTTACTGTTCAAACATGTGACTTTTTTACAAGATTACACTCCAAATCCCTCAACTACTGGGGTTCCCTTATATTATGCGGATTGGAATGATGAGGCATTTTTATTAGCTCCTTCTCCTACTTCTTCCTATAATACGGAGTTACATTATTTTTATCGCCCTACATCTATTACTACTTCCGGAGACGGTACTTCCTGGTTAGGCACTAATGCGGAATTAGCTTTGTTGTATGCTTCTTTGGTGGAAGCCTATACTTTTATGAAAGGAGAGGATAATCTTTTAAAATTGTATAATGATCGTTATATGGAAGCTCTTAATTGGCTTAAAAACCTAGGAGAAGGAGAAAACACAAGGGATCAGTATCGTTATGACGAATTACGAAGGGACATTAACTAATGTTTAATGCAAATGGGAGTGGTGATTTAGGAAAAGTAAATATTTACACTTCTCAAAATAAAGGTCACAGCCCAGAGGATATAGCTGATATGGCTTTAAATAAGATCATGATAGTGAGTAAAGATGCTCCTCCCGTCATACGAGATCAAGCGATTGCTCATCGAGAGAGGTTGAGAGAAATTCTTATTTATTATATGAATAAGATGGCACAAAGTGAAAGAACAACTCTTTGGGCCTTATTACAAAAACAAGGTCATGGAGACATGGCCGAAATAATTAGGAGGCTATAAATGGCAATTAATCAAGCAATGTGTGGTAGTTATAAGAAGGAAATCACTGCCGGAATTCATTTTTGGATGAGTCACTCTCGAACAGGTGCTTCTGTTATAGCGGCTGATACTTTTAAAGTAGCTATGTTTACAGCAAGTCGAACCGATGCAAATGAGGATTTGACAGCATATACAGTTACTAACGAAGTTAGCGGGACAAATTATACAGCCGGAGGAGCCGCTTTAGGAAGTGTAACATTAGGACTATCTGACAATTCTTCTTCTGTTCCTACAGCTTTTCTAGATTTTGCGGATACAACCTGGTCCTCATCCACTATTAGTAATGCACGTGTGGCAGTAATCTATAACTCTACTTTAAGTACTGCCGGGACAGGTGGCGATGTTACTCATGCGGCGTACCCAACGGTTGCTGTATTAGATTTTGGAGGAAACAAATCTTCTAGTTCAGGAGATTTTACCATTCAGTATCCAGCTAATGATGCGAATAACGCCGTTATAAGAATTGCATAGCGTATGTCCACAACCTATACGGGTTGGGGTAGATATAAGTGGAGTAGTGGCCCGTGGGGGCAACAACTAACCACAGAGACTGTTTCGGCCACAGGAGTTTCAGCAACAAGCGCAATCAGTAGTGTAACTGTTACAGCAGTACAAACTGTAACGGTGACCGTTACTTCTGTTAGTGCCACAACTGATGTCGGCGATACCGGATGGGGTCGTTCTACTTGGGGAAGTGCTGGATGGGGATCCCCGGTTGGCGTTACCGTTATTGAAGGAACTGGTGTAACGGTTAGTGCTACAGGTGTTGTAGCAGCAAGTACAATCTCTAATGTTACGATTATTGAAGGTGGAGGAATTAGTGTAGGAATTAGTTCTGGTGTAGAAGCTGTCAGTACAATTGCTGATATTACTATTGCCCAGGTAGTTGTAGAGGTAACTTCGGTAGAAGCGGCTTCTACTGTAGCGAGTGTGGGTGTCGCTTTAGGGTTTGGAGTAACAGGAGTCGAAACGGTTTCCGCGTTAAGTAGCGTAACGGTTAGTGAAGGAACTGGTGTAACTGTTACTGTTACCTCCGTAAGTGCATCATCTACCATTAATAACGTATCTGTAGTGGAAGGTAGTGGTATAAGTCCTTCAGTAACAGGCGTTCTTACAACATCCCATATTGGCACTGTTAACGTTCCTGATGTAATAATAGTAGCTACAGGAGTAAGTGCTCAAGGATTAGTTAGCACGCCAACAGTATGGTCTATTATAGATCCTTCGCAAGATGCTCGTTGGAGTGAGATTAGTACCACACAAACTCCAGGCTGGACAGAAATAGCTGCATAGGAGAAAAATATGGCTTCAACATTTACAACAAATTATAATGTCGATATTTTAGATAGAATAGCGTCCTTTAAAGCTGTAGCTTTATCCGATGCCTCTACCGCTACCTTAACGGTGAGAGCAGCGTCTCCTACAGATGGAGCGGACAATGTTCAGGATGGTATGTATCGTGTTATTAAGTTTACAGGAACATTAAGTCAAAATTGTACGGTTACTATAGCTCCCGCTACTACAACAGCGTATTTCATGATCCAAAACGCTACTTCCGGAGGGTATAATGTTATTATGGCTCAAGGTAGTGCGGCTCAAACGGTAACTGTAGGAAGTGCAAAAGCACAAATATTATATTGTGATGGAAGCGACGAGGTAATTTCTGTTTCGGATAAACTAGATTTAGAAACATTTGATAATATTTCTATTTCTGGAAACACTATTTCAAGCACTAATACTAATGGTAATATTGGCCTTTCTCCTAATGGAACAGGAGAGGTTGTTGTAGGAAATGGTTCAGCAACTGGGAAGGTATCCACAAGTGGAGCTTATGACTTAGAATTGGACACAAATGGAGGCACAAATTCAAGTAAAATAACTATTACTGATGCGGCTAATGGAGATGTTTCTGTGATTCCAAATGGAACAGGAGAATTAGTTGTTGGTAGTGGTTCTGCTTCCGGAAAGATAACATCTAGTGGTGCGTTCGATTTAGAGTTAGACACAAATAGCGGTACAAATTCTGGAAGCATTAAAATTACAGATGCAGCAAATGGAGCTATTACTTTAGCACCAAACGGAACAGGTGAAGTAACTATAGGTAGTGGTTCTGCTTCTGGTAAAATAACTTCTAATGGAGCTTATGACCTAGAAATAGATACAAATGGTGGCACAAATTCAGGTTCTATAGTTATAACAGATGGATCTAATGGTGATATAACCATAGCAACTAATGGAACAGGTGCTATTGACCTTTCTGATGATGTAGTAAAACAAGCACAAATGAAAGATTACGCAGAAACGGTTTATGCTAATGGTTCTAAAACAGGGGCATTTGATTTAGATTTAACAAATGGAAATGTTCAATCTTTTACAGTGGGTAGTGGAACATTTAATGTAGGCATAACCAATTCATTAGCTAGTCAATCAAATTCTTTAACTATTATTCTTACAAATGGTGGAGCTGGCACAATTACATTTAAAGCAGGAGCTCATGGTGGTGGAGGAAACTCAGCGAAATGGGCAGGAGGAACTGCTCCAACTTTAACTACTTCTGGGACAGATATTTTAACATTTACAACTTTTGATGGCGGCACCAATTATTATGGGTTTGCTGCTGGATTGGCGATGGCCTAATGTCTTTAGGAGCAAACAAAGCGGCTTTGATGGGGGCAGCAGGAGGAGGAGACGAGGATTTTTATGAGTATCAAATTGAAAAGTCATTAAGATGTGGCGATGCCCAAGATAATTACTTAGATAGTCCTAATTTTTCAGCAGGAGCAGATAAAAAATATACATTAAGTCTTTGGGTAAAAAGAGGCGATGTAGGAAGATATCAAGCTATCATGGGGGGTTCCGCAGGAAATTGGACTTTAGCTTTTGATTCAGATGATACTTTAAAAATACCTTCTCACACCACAGTAGAAACAAGTGGAGTTTTTAGAGATACGAGTGCTTGGTATCATATAGTAGTAGGAAACGGACCAAGTGATGGAGATGGCTTTTTTTATGTAAATGGTGTTTTACAGACTTTACAAACTAATAATTTTAATAGTAACTCTGGTATGTTTAGGTCTGGTCAGAGTTTGAATCTAGGGCAAAGTAATGATGCGGGATATGCGTATCAATTTAAGGGTTATGTAGCTGAAGTGATTGGTTTATATGACCAAACAAAAGCGGCATCAGATTTTGGAGAGTTTAAAAATGGTGTGTGGGTTCCTAAAGCATACTCAAGTTTTGGGACGAGCCAAGATTTTTATTTAAAATTTGAAGATAGTTCTGATTTAGGTAATGATTCTTCAGGAAACGGTAATGATTTTACAAATAATAATATGACCGCAGACAATCAAACTTTAGATGCTCCTACTTTTGATAGTGAGTCTAATGGAGGTAACTTTTGTGTGCTTAACCCTAATAATAATATGTTATCAGGCGATAGTGGAAGCACACCCGTAACGATAAGCAATGGAGCTTTAGAAACAGAAGATCAAGGAAGTTATTATTCTAATTATGTAGGAACAATGGCGGTTTCAGGAACTAATAAATATTATTATGAATACAGAGTAGTTACTGCGGCAAATAATGGAAATAGATTTGGATGGATAGATGTTACTCAAGAACAGAACTGCACTGAGTATGGCAGTAAATATCCAGGCGGAACAGCAGGCACATGGTCATCAAATAATAATGGGGTTTATAGTAAAATTCAGTTTTACAATAATGGTAGTGCTTCTTCGGTTGAATATACAGGAGCGTCTCAATCAGCAGGAGATATTTGGTGTGTGGGACTAGATTTATCAACAGGAAAATTATATTTCTCTAAAAATGCGGCCTTAGACCCAAGTAGTGCTTCAACTTCTTCTGCTAGTTCTGGAACAGTAGAAGTATTTTCTAATTTAGATGGAGGAGTATATGCTCCGAGTGGCGGAGAACAAGCAGGTTCAGATGCTTATTACAATTTTGGGCAGGATTCAACTTTTGGGGGTGCGATCGCCGCAGGTTCAGGAACCGATGCTAACGGATATGGGAACTTCAAATATGCTCCTCCCACCGATTATTTAGCGATTTGTGCTGCCAACCTTTCTACACCAGCAGCAGATCCAGCAAGTGCAGAAGGTCCTGCTAAGTATTTTGTTCCAAAAATATATACAGGAGATGGAGCAACCACACTTGCTATTACAGGATTAGAGTTTCAACCTGACTTAACTTGGATAAAAAATAGAGACGCGGCTGATGATTTTTGTTTATTCGACTCGACAAGGGGGGTTACTAAACTTATAACATCTGATACAGACGCGGCAGAAACCACAGATGCAGATACTTTAAAATCTTTTACTTCTGATGGGTTTACTGTAGGAGCAGATGTTAAAGTTAATACAAATACTGAGAAATATGTAAGTTGGAATTGGAAAGTTAATGGAGGTACGACAAGCACTAATGAAGATGGTTCTATAAACTCTACGGTTCAAGTTGACGCAACTAGAGGGTTTTCTATAATTAAATATACTGGAACTGGAAGTGGTGCAATAACTTATGGGCATGGTTTAGGAGTAGCCCCAGAATTTATTGTAAATTGGCGATTAGAAGCTACTCAATCTCGTACCGTTTATCAGCATTTAATGAATGATGGTGCTGCTCCTGTTGACCAAGGAAGATTATATTTAGATGCTAACAGTGAGTATGATACAGGCAGTGGTGGTTTATGGGATGTAAGTGAAATAAATACTACTACCATAGGATGCACATCTGGAACATGGATGAATCAAAGTGAAGATTTTTTAACCTATGCTTTTGTAGGGACAGAAGGGTTTTCTAAATTTGGAGCGTATATCGGAAACGGTTCTACCGATGGGACGTTCGTGTATTGTGGGTTTAGACCAGCATTAGTAACTACTAAAAGAGTTGATGGTAGTAGTTCATGGTTAGCACATGATAATGCTAGAAATACTTATAATGTAACAGATAAAATATTAACTTGGGATGATGATCAAGCGGAATTTTCAGGTTCTAATGATAAGATAGATATGTTATCAAATGGATTTAAAATACGTTCTTCAAATGCAGGAATCAATGGTGATGGTAATGATTATATTTTTTGTGCTTGGGGGGCCAACCCATTTAAGTATAGTTTAGGATTTTAATAAAAAGGAGTTAATGATATGTGGGCATTAGTAGAAAGCGGAACAGTTAAAAGGGTTTTTATTCATTTCCCTACAAAACTAACAGTTTCTAATAAGAACTATGACAAAAAACACTTACAGTCTATGTCAGAGTCTGATAGACGGACACAAGTGGGGATATATGAGGTAACTTTAGCTGATAAATTAGATGAACGTTTTTACACATCTAAAAACCCTACCTATGCTGTGAGTGGAAATAAAGTAGTAGAAACCATAGAAAAAGCTGCGGATAGAAAACTAGCCGATGAAGATGCTGTTGATAGCGAAGGTAATAAAATAAAAGATGATGACGGAAATCAAGTAATTAATCACGGCTTAAAAACACAAGCTAAAAATAAAGCGACTACTGATGCGGCTAGTTTATTAAAAAGTTTTGGTTGGTTAGTACAACGAAAAGTAACTGCCGATACTGCCATACCTTCTGATGTACTTACCTATATGGCAGCAATTCGTACTGATCATAAAGCAATCTGCGATGCTATAGATGGAGCAAGTGATATGAATGCGTTTATAGCATTACATAAACACACTTATAAAGGAGATGGGTCTATAGATGTGGTGGCAAGAGTAGAGCGATGGACTTCGGATAGTAGTGTAAAACAATACAGGAGATAAAAGTGCCTCTCGCTAAGATTGTATTTAAACCTGGTGTAAATCGTGAGACCACTTCTTATGGAGCCGAAAATGGGTGGTATGATTCTGATCTTATTCGATTTCGTAAGGGTCGCCCAGAAAAGATGGGTGGTTGGTCTCGTTTAAGTAGTACTGCTTTTGAAGGAACAGGTCGTTCTCTCCATGTATGGGCAACATTAGATAATTCTAAATACATGGGTTTAGGAACGGAATATAAGTTCTATATTGAAGAAGGCGGAGCGTATAATGATATAACTCCTGTTCGTAAGACGGTTACGTTAGGAACAAATCCTTTTACGTCCGGAGATGCTGGTTCAGGTATTATCACAGTAACAGATGTGGGTCATGGAGCGGTTGTTAATGATTTTGTGACATATAGTGCAGCAACCGCTTTTGACGGTTTAACAACAGCCGATCTTAATAAAGAGCAACAAATTACCCAGGTTATTGATGCTAATTCCTATAAGGTAAACACAGGAGGAACTGCTAGTTCTGGCTCAACAGCTGGAGGAGGTTCTTCTATCTTGGCCGAATACCAAATTAACACAGGTTTAAACACTGTGGTTGCTGGTTCTGGATTTGGGGCAGGTTTCTGGGGAGGCGTGGTAGCAAGTTATTCTGCTACGACTTTAGCCTCTGGTATTAGTGATTCGGCTACTTCTATTCCTTTAACCAGTGCAACTGATTTTGAAACCGCTTCCACAACTCTTAACGGAACCATTACAGTTTTTAGTTCTTCTATTGTTTTAACAAGTGCTACAGGTTTTCCTGATAAAGGCACCATAAAAATTAATAGTGAGTATATACGCTATGGAACCAAAACTTCCAACACCTTATCGGATCTCACAAGAAATTCTGACGGTTCTACAATTGCTGGCCATACTAATGGTGATACAGTAACTTTTGTTGGTCTTATTAATATAGATAATGAACTTATTCTTTATACGGGAAAGACATCCAACACCCTAGATGCTGGTGTAGTACGATCGGCTCGTGGGACAACGAATGTTGCTCATTCCGGAGGGGCAGTTGTTAAAGAAGCCAATGAGTTTGTAGGATGGGGAAGTGCCGCGACTACTACAGCCTCTACCGGTCAAAACATTCGTTTATGGGCACAGGATAATTGGGGAGAAGATTTGTTCTTCAATGTGTATGATGGAACGCCCTATTATTGGGATAAAACGTTAGGAACGACTTCTCGAGGAACCACTTTAGCTTCGCAAACAGGAGCTTCTGATTGCCCTACTATAGCCCGGCGTATTATGATTTCTGGTGCGGATAGACATGTTGTGGCTTTCGGATGCAATGCACAAGGAGAAACAACCCAGGATTTATTATTAATACGATGGTCTTCCCAAGAAGCCCCTTTTGATTGGACACCAACTGTTACCAATACTGCGGGTTCGCAGCGTATATCTTCTGGTTCCGAGATCATTGCGGCACAAAAAACTCGTCAGGAAATGCTGATTTGGACGGATGCTACTTTATACGCTATGCGATTTGTTGGTCCTCCTTTAACATTTGGCTTTTCTCTACTTGCTAACAACCTATCCATTGTTGGCCCAAATGCAGTAGTAACCGTGGGAGACAGGGTGTTTTGGATGGATAGAGAAAATTTTTATGCGTATACGGGTCGTGTCGAAGTTATTCCCTGCACAGTTCTACGATATGTCTTTGACGATATCAACCTTAACCAAAGCTTTAAGTTTTTTGCCGCTTCCAATCGTATGTTTGATGAAGTGTTCTGGTTCTATGTTTCTTCTGGATCAACCGAAATTGATCGTTATGTAAAGTTTAATTATACCGAAGTAACCTGGGATATAGGAACCATGGTGCGAACTGCTTGGGTGGATTATGGCATTCATGATAATCCAAGAGCCGCAGGATCTGCTAGCGGTAATGAATATATTTATATTCAGGAAACAGGAACCGATGCCGATGGAGAAGCTATGTCGTCTTATATCCAATCGGCTGATTTTGACTTAGGCGATGGGAATGAGTTTATGTTTATTAATAGGTTGATCCCTGATGTGGATTTAACCGGCACCGATGCGAGTGTGGATTATGTAGTAAAAACAAGGAATTATCCTGGAAGCTCTTTATCTACCAATTCGACAAATGCAGTAACATCTACTACCGATCAAAACTTTTTACGAGCTCGTTCACGCCAAGCAGTTATCCGTGTGCAAAGCACAACAACAGATGTGGCCTGGACTTTAGGTGATTTACGCTTAGATGTAAGGCCAGATGGGAGACGCTAATGCCTTTTAAATCAAAAAAACAAGAAACGTATTTAAAGATTAATGAGCCTAAAGTT